TATTGATTTGTTTGATGCCCTTGGAAATAAGACTCTGAGTGATATTTTCAGTGCAGGAAGCAATGCCCTTGGTGCAGCAGCTAATACTGCAGGAGCATTTAGTACATTAAGCAATGCATTTAACAGCGAAAAGGGGTTCGGAAAATTCCTCAGTTCCGCTGGTCCTTGGGGTGCAGTCGCTGCAGCAGGTTTAAGCCTCGTAACATCTGCAATTGGAATGCTCGGAGCTGATTATGCCGACTATAACAATATGAAGGCCGAGTACGAAGGCCTCATTGACGTTTGGGACGACCTTATCGACAGAAAGAAGGAATACTTGAGTGAGAGCTGGGGCACTGAGGCAAAACAGGCCGGAAAGGAAGCTCTTGAACTATACAAAGCCGAAGTTGAACAAACTAAAGTAATAGCTCAGAGCAGACTTGAGGCAGGAAGTAGCTGGGGAAGCCACTCCATCGGTTACAGAATGTGGGAAGGCTCTTATGGTTATAACGGCAAGAACTGGAAAGATGTAGCCAATCAGATTTCACGTCAGCTCGGTGGTATAAGGTTCGAGAATATGGAGGATATGCTCAATATGACATCTGAGCAGCTCCTATGGATTAAGACGAACTACGCAGGACTATGGGCGCATATGGATGACGATTTCAAGGAATATCTTGAGAAACTCATTAAGTATGGCGACTCTCAGAAAGAACTTCTCGACGACCTGCAGGAAAAGCTAACCGGAATGGACTACGACGAGATGGTTTCAAGCTACGGTAGCGCACTCTCACAGATGGAGAATGACAATAAAGCGTTAGGAGAGAACCTTGAGGACAACCTCAAAAACGCCATTCTAAACGCTATGGTTGCAAATGTCTACGGCGAGAGAATCAAATCTCTCATAGATCAGACAAAGACTCTTGGCGAGAACGATGATAAGGTATATGAGAACGGAAAGATTCTGAGCGAGTACACCGCAAGCGAATACGCAATCATCAAGGCTGAGAGTGACGCTCTTCACGAGGATATGGAGGCAAGTCGTGACAGGCTGAAAAAGATGTACGGATGGTCTGACGATAGCGGAAGTGGTTCTACGAGTAGCATCGGTAAGGCTATCACGGAGCAGGATTCTTCACTCTGGAGTTCGTATCTGAATGCTATAAGGCTCGATGTTTCAGTACAGAGAGTGGTTCTTGAGAAGATGCTTGCAGAGATACAGAAAGGCAGGGATGTTCCGGAGTCTGTTATGTCACAACTGAGACACCTTGAAGAGATTGCCGGGTACGCCAAGAGGAGCGCAGATGCGGCTGAGGCAATATCAAAACTTCTAAAAGGTGTTGCACCAGACGGAACATACGTCAAGATAAAATAAAAAAAGGGAGCTAAATGCTCCCTTATTTATTGTTTACAAGAATGTATTCTTTCGCCTGTTCATCAGATGTGACAAGTTTCTTTAATAGTAAATAGTATTTTCCGTTTTTATCGATTTTCTGCACAAAATCCCATCCGCGTTTTGTAAAGTAATTTATAAGGTCAGAATAGTCTTTAAATGTTAATTCTTCGCCATTTTCGCCAACAATACGTTCGTGATATTTCATACCATTAAACCATACGGTTGCTTTGACACCAGGCTTTGATATTGTATAAGCCTCAACCTCAACAAAATAATAATACGGCTCACCTGGCTTATCTACTCTCTGAGAGAAAGCAGGCAGCGAAAACATAACCAATAATGCAAAAACAATCTTTTTCATACCTACTCAAGTTTTAAGTTTATAAAAAGCGACCTATCCGTCGCGAACAGGCCGCACTATGTTTAACCAAGGTGCAGGGCTTGCGCCCTTAACCGATGCAAATATACCAAAATCGTTACAAAGGAGCAAGTGATATGCAGAAAATTAAGTTAAAATGAATAAATATGCGCTGTAATTGTATGGAAATACAATTTTTATTCGTATATTTGCAGCGATAATTATCTGGATAACGAAATATAGGGCCTTATGCATAATTGGAATAATTTCTACTTACAGCGTATGGGTGTGGATGGTTACAACAATCCCTACCCTGTCTGTGAGTCGGTGTCAACCTGGGGAATATTCTGTAAAGATATTCCTTTCAAGATATTCGATAAGGTAAAAGAACCCGCCAAACGCACCTGGAACGATCAGCACGGAGACGATGAGTATATTCCGTCTACAGGTCTGTACCTTGAGGCATACTCTATGAAGGTTGAGCTTGCCTGCAAGAAGATCGGCAGCACCAACAAATACGATAGTGCTGCAGTTGACGATGTCCGTGCGAAGGTTGGTGTTTTCCTTGAATACCTGCGTACTTCCGGTATGCTGAAAATCTATTCAAGTCATACTCGTATCGGTAGACAGAACGTGCGCCTTGAAAGCGTTGGCGAGAACGGAACCTGGGACATTGACGATGAAGGAAACGAATTCCTCATCTTCGAAGTTACATTGAAGGTTAACGATCCTATGACAGACGTGGTCCTTTCCATTCCAGTATCATCTTCATCATCATCAAGTGAGTAGGCTTTATGGCAAATTGGATTATTTACGGAAGTAACAACGTAGCAAAGGCTACCATTAATGAATTAGAGCTACACGACGAGTGGATGGCGGAGTGCTACATTACCGTTTCGGTAAAGAGTGCTACTCCTATATCATTCGCTGTTGGCGATTACATAGATTATAGAGGCGAGCGTTACACGATTCAGTATGATCCTAATGTTATCAAGAAGGCAACATCCGGCTCATACGGCGAGGGCTTTACATACGACAATATAAAGTTCGTAGGCCTGCAGGATGAGGTTGTACGCTGCGACTTCAACGATATCGTACTTAACGATAACGATATACACTACACAGCCCTTCCTACATTCCCATTCTACTGCGAGAGTGTCGATGACCTGCTTGACAGAATACAGGCAAACCTTGAGGATCTGTACCCAGGTCAGTGGATAGTCATCGGCCTCAACACCGTTCGTAACTCACAGCGTGGTACTGCAGTAGGCAGGGCGCAGGCTTTCGTCAATGCTTACAAGCAGTATGTTGATCCAACAGGAGCTGCGCACACAGATCCTTACGGAAAGCAGGGTGTTGCTGAGACAGCCGACAACATCACTTGTTGGGATGCAATGAAGAAGGTACACGATGATTTCGACCTCAACTTCATAGTTCGAGGACGTGTTATTATCGTCGGCACTGCAGGTGTATTCACAGCCAACACCTTCCGCTACGGAAAAGGTAACGGATTGTATGAGATTGAGCGTATAGGAGAGTCGGACCAGAGGATAGTGACACGCCTTCGTGCTTACGGCTCTGAGGAGAACCTTCCTTCTCACTACTATTCTGCTATCGGTATGCGTCCTTATGGAAATGTGGTGGCAGCTTCTGCTACAGGTCTGTTACAGATTGATGTAGCTTTTAAAAAGGAGTATTTTGTCCACGAATTTAGCTCTGGTGAAACCGATATTGTTGCAAAGATTGGTGATGTGTCGTATAACGCAAAGGCGTATATAAACAGTACTACAGGTAACATAAATATCAACATCCAGACTGCAGTTTCCGTAGCTGCTAACACAAAGGTATATATTACCGAAGGCGTTAAGCGTGATGCTTGGCCAAACGACCATAAAGATTATGCTCCGGACTCTCTTCCAGATAATATGGCAGTGTCTCGCCTTATGCTGCCAGGATTCCCTGCGATGAGCCTTCACGCTTGGGTACAGGCACATAAGGATGATGCCGATAAAGCCTGGCTTGCACAGGCCGTTGCAGACGGATTCACTTTCTCTACAGATGTGTATCGTCCATATATAGACTCTCCTAATAAGACCGAATATGGTGTAAGACCTGGCTCTATATATTTTGACGGAAGCGACGAGACAGAGGATATCCATCCTACCATCGAGGGTATGACATATAACAATGCTCCTATCGATGAGATATATGCTGCCGACCAGGTAGAGGATAATGGAGTGTTCCCTGCAGGAGAAGAAATAAGCAATATCAATATTACCCTACCCGATCTCGGGTTTGAACTTGACGAATATTTCGAGGATGGTGCCACTATCGATATGAAGAACGGAATGTGTGGCGCACGTTCTTTCAAGATAGCAAGCAAACCTACAAAGGACAGCAACAATAGATGGGTATGTAACGTAGAGCGTGTTCACGACGAGTCTCTTGATTTGTGGTTCCCATACTGCGACTTCCAGATTCACGGAAGCAGCGAGACTGGCCGTCAGCACGGAGACAACTACGTTCTTACAGGTATTGATATGCCGGATGCCTACATAGCTTCTGCATCTGTAAAGCTGCTGCAGTACTCTATCGAGGCATTGAAGAAGAACCACGCTCCTCGTTATACATATCAGCCACGCATCGACGAGCTTTGGATGCAGAGACAGCACGATACTGCTTCTGCAAGCCAGGGCGGTGTTTCTCTGCACGACACTCTCAAGGCAGGCGATGTTTTTGCTTTTGCCGACACAGATCTCGATATAGATTCAAGCATTATCATCGATGTTCTCACTATCAAGGAGAACGGAAACAACGGACTGCCAACCTACGAGGTTACTCTCCGTGATGATAAGCAGGTAGGAACTATTCAGAAGATCACAAACAAGGTAGACTCTATCATTAGTGGTGCCACAAGTATCAACGGTGCTACAGGTGGTGGTCTTTCTGTTCGTCAGATCCAGAGCCTCATCAATAACTATGGTGGCGAGAAGTTCCTCTCTAAACTGAATGATGATACTGCTGCTGGCTATATCACGATGCTCAAAGGCTTACAGATAGGTGCAAACTTCGTTCCCGACATCTTAGGCGAGGGCGGTGTACTCCGTATGCGTCAAGACGGAAAGGTAGAGTTGGTTACTGATATTCTGTATGCCCGAATGAAGGCTTACTTTGATTCTGTTGAGATTCGCGAGTATCAGCATACTGGCGGCAACAGAATAGCAAGTGTTGCTGGTAACAGAATGTGCCGTGTTGAGTGGTACGATGCCAACAACGAGATATTGGAGCAGACACAGGCAAACCTTTCGAGTGTTGCTTACTTCCGTTGTTATTTCCGTGCAAGTGATGGCGAGGACACCGTAAGAAATAATTGGGTTGTTGGTGACTTGGCTTACTGCCACGTTACAAGTATAACCAATTCAAGTGATAACCCAGAGCAGAAGGGCTTGAATCAGAAGCATCTTTGGCGTTTGGTTATCGGACGCAATAGTGGCGATACACTTACCGAGGATGGCGAGGCTTACATCGACCTTTCTAATCGCTCTACGGAAACTATCAGCGGTACAAGCTACACAGGATTCCAGAGTGGTTCTGATGCGCCCGAAGCACAGGACGATATTATCCAGCTTGGTAACGTAAATGATACTACACGTCAAGGTGCTATCGTTGAGTTCGTTACAGGCACGGATGCACCATCGTATCAGATATTCCAAGGTATCAGCGGTTTCTCGCTTTCCAATAAGAATCAGATAGGCTTCGGCTATAACACATCTACAGGCCGAGCTTACTTGAACGTGTATGGTGATGCCTATGTAGGCGCAAGAGACAGAAGTACCTTCATCGAGTATAAGCAGAGTGGTACTGGAGGTAACCCAGAGTTGAACATCAAGGCTCACGTTGAGTTTACCAATAGTGATGCCGAGCTTGACGAGTTGGTACAGGCACACCAACGTGACGATAGCTACGATGATACCGAAGTTCGCGGTCTTATCAATGGATTACAGGAACAGATAGACGGACAAGTTGAATCTTGGTTCTTCGACTATCCTCCAGTACACGTTGACGAACACGGTGCGCCCGATTCTAAAGTGCCGTTGAATGTTGCGCCTTATTCTGATTGGGATGATGATAACGCGAAGATAGCACACTTGGGCGATACCTTCACGGATAACTCTTCTGGTTACTGCTGGCGTTTCACACGCAACGAGAATACCAACGCTTTTGAGTGGACTCCTATTGAGGATTCGGCTATTATCTCTGCTTTGCAGAATGCTGCCAGAGCGCAAGATACTGCCGACCATAAGCGCAGGGTGTTCCTTACTCAGCCTGTACCACCATACGATGCTGGCGATATGTGGGCAAATGCCGTCTATCCCGCCAACTACACAGGCGCAACGGACGAGGCACAACACAAGTATAACAACGATATACTGAAATGCGTAACATCTAAGGCTTCCGATGGTTCATTCAGCATCAATGATTGGACTCTCGCAAGCAAGTACACCGATGATAGCAAGTTCAACGGCTATATAGATGCGATGCTCAACGGCACTGGTCTTAGCGGAGATTCCGCTGCGGCTACAGCACAGAAAGCTATACTCAGTGCGCTTGGTGTAGGTACGGT